AATATGTAGTTAGTTGTGCTACAATAAGTACATGACACAGACCGCAACAACCACAACCACCCGCACCGCAAACACCGGGCGGACCATCGCAAGCCAGACTTCTGGCTTCTGCGGCTTCTGCGGCTGCATCCGGGTAATCCCCGCACACCGGGCAGATACAATCGCCCCTCGCCCCGTAGTTACCTGCGGTCACGGCTCCTGAGCCAAGACCGCAGGCCCATACGGGCTTGAACATCCGTCAGGGTGGGACACCTAAAATGTCCCACCCACTAGCTACACTTATCAAACAAGTCACAACGAAAGAGGAATCATGGGAATCCAAGTTACAGTTTCAGTCAACGAACAAGAGTGGGAAGCATTGCGCAGCGAAGGCTTCGAGCCTGCCGCCATGACACACGCAACATGGGCAGATGTACTTGACTGCTTCGGCGGTTTGGGACTCAGCTCCGATGAGGGTTTCACCACTGATGAACACGGAACAACGGATGTTCTTGAGGGCCACTGCTCCCCTGAACTAATCCTCGCTAACGCTGACAACGCGTTGTTCGCTGCGAAACTCGGCCCCACATGGGTTCTCACAGAGACAGGCGGCATGTGGTTAGATACTCTGACCGCACACGTTGAAGACGTAATCACGATTGCGTCAATGGCTCACCGATTGGGACTTGAGGTTGCATGGGGATAATCAACAGCAAACCTATTGAAGATTCGTTGATCGAATGGAACGGCTACGGGGCGTATGTAGTCCTGACTGCTCAAGACTACGAACGGGTCGTAAGCAAGTTGACCGACCTGGAGTTACTTGAAGTTGTTCTCGGCAAAGAGATGACCGTCGTGAATTGCTTCATCGACATACCTGAGTACGATGATGCGGGACCGACGGAAGGCTGATCGTATGGAAGTCTTTACCTATTGGGGCAAGGTTCTCGCTTACGCTGACTTTGAGTACAACACAACTCGGTTGAATGAGCGGGCGGTTGAGATTCCTATTGTGCGATCTTGGTTGCAACGCAACGGGTCGATCCTTGAGGTTGGCAACGTCCTTGCCCATTACCCTGACGCACCGCAGCGAGCTGTCGTCGACCGCTGGGAGCAGGGGCCGGGTGTGGTGAACATGGATGTGTTTGAGATTGCCGGTTCGTGGGATCAGATATTTTCTATTTCGACCCTGGAGCATGTTCGTTGGGATGAGGAACCTCGTGAGGCGGGCGGGTCGGTTGCTGCTATTGAACATCTGAGGTCTGTGCTTGCGCCGGGCGGGAGACTCCTTGTGACTGTTCCGACGGGTTGCAATCCACCGTTGGATGAGTGGCTTGCTGCGGATGACACGGGTGCTGATCGTGCTTGCACCTTGGTTAGGGATGGGGCGCATTGGCGGCAAACGTCTGAGATTCAGATTCTTCCGTATGGGCAAGAGGCGGGTTGGGCTGAGGCGTTGTGGGTGGGGGAGTGGTCTGCTTGAATCTCCAGGCGGTCGAAAAGAAATCTTGATATTTGTTTGGTCGTGACTTGAATCTGTAGTCTGTTGTGCTATAGTAAAGACATGAACGACACCATCTGCACCATCATCGCCATCACAGCATTTGCACTTCCTCTCGGATTCCTTCTTGCTGATGCTCTCGGGTTCATCCCCGATGATTGGTTCTAAGGACTGACCAAGTAGCACGGTCTGCGACTACCCATAGGGGTAGAGTTGCAATATGCCCCGTGCTTCAAGATGGAACCAACAGAATGCCGCAGAGTTTGCAATGGTCGCACCCCAGTCGAACCTTGCGTCGGTTTCGTCGGCTGCGCTGTCACGGATCGACGCTTGGACTACCCCGGCGCGTAAAGGCCACGAATGGCAACGCGACGCTTTCTCTTTCAATGAGCTAATCGGTGAGATCGGCTACTTGAACAACCTTGTAGCGAACCTTGTTTCAACTTGTGAGTTACGGGTTGTTGAAACCAGGGTCGGTGTTGATGGTCTTGAGATGGAGGAGTCGTCTGATCCTCGCGCTGCACGGGTGATGGCTGCGTTCACGGGTCCGCAAGGCGGGCAGAAGGAGTTGAAGCGGCGTGCTGCTATGCACTTGCAGATAGCCGGTGAGAGTTACCTATTAGGAACACCGTTGAAGGATAAGTTTGGCATGGCCGCAGGGTTCATGTGGGAGTTCTTGTCTACCGAGGAGATCCGTGTCACCGGCGGGCAAGGCGGGCAACGGATCAAACGAAACGCTAGTGGTCTGTCTGATGGCGACGCAGGCTTCGTCGATATTGAAGCGTTCATTGCCCGACTCTGGCGACCCGATCCACGCTATTCGTTGCGAGCTGATTCTCCGATGAAGCGCGTGTTGCCGATCTGCCGTGAACTTGTTGTCCTGTCCGAGGTAGTCGATTCAATCGCTAAGTCGCGACTGTCGTCAGGGATGTTGTTCATCCCGGAGGAAATGAGTTTTGGGCCTATCAACGAAACGGAAGCGCCGAACGACTCGGATGATTTCGACGAGTTCATCGGAACGCTCGTGGAACACATGTCTGCCCCGGTGCGTGATAGGACTTCTGCTGCCGGGCTTGTTCCGCTTGTCGTGCGTGGTGCTGCTGAGTACGGCGACAAGATCAGGCTCGTTCAGTTAGCGCAGGACTTGGATTCAACATTCCATGATCTGCGCATGGAATTGTTGGACCGCCTAGCTAAAGGCTTGGACGCGCCACCTGAGATCATTGGTGGCAAGGCAGGGTTGAATCATTGGTCGTCATACAACGTGGATGCCGACCTAATAGGTAAGCATGTGAACCCGGTTGGTGAGATGATCGCCGAGTTCATCACGGTCGCATATCTGCGTCCGATGTTGGCGGAGTTCGAGTTTGTTTCCGACGAGGATGTCCTACGGTTTGATCTTGTCTTTGATTCTCGCATTCTCACTGCCCGGCAGGATGAGGGTCCGGCTGCAACCGGGGCGTGGGATCGAATGGCTTTGTCGGATACCTCGTATCTGAGGGCTAACGGGTTCGAGTTAGATGATTACCCGGCTGATGATGAGCGCAAACGACGGACATTAGAGAAGGTCTTGATGGCTGACCCTGTAAACTACGGGCCACTGATCCTTCCTCAGCTATATCCTGAGTTGGCTCCTTTGTTTCCCGAACCGTTCGTTTACAAACCTGCGAATCCGCCGAGCGGGTCGCCTGCGGCTCCGGTTATGCCGACTGTTGCTAATCCTGATGCTGCGATGCTGCCACCTCAAGAGCTTCCTACTGCCCCACAAGGGTCTTCTGAGCCTGCTCAGGCTGCGACAGGTGATCTTGTGAGCAAACTGACGGGCGCTGCTGATGTGGCGCTTGTGAAAGCGTTGGGAGCGGGTCAGGATTCTGTGAATTGGGGGGAGTTCAGGGTTGAGGGAACAGGGTTCGTTTCGGGTTGGCTTCTTGATGCGGGCGTTGAGCAGGTGATGGTTCCGTCGGTTGCTGAGAACGTGATGGATTCGGTGCTTGTTTCTTTAGATTTGTTTACAACGCTTGCTGCTCAACAGGGCGGCGGGTGGGATGTACCCGATGAGGTGGTACTTGTACCCCTTAAGCGTGCGCTTGCCACGTTCACAGGGCTACAAACAACAGTCTGATGGCTAGACGCAAAGCAAACGTCACGACAAAGAACCAGAACTTGACCCGACTTCGCCTTCGTCGGGCGACCACTCAGGCGTTTGATGCGTCACGGGCAAAGTTGCGTGCCGCTGTGATGTCATCTGAGCCGGGTGTTTACTCGGCTGCACAGTTATGGGACGACTCCTGGTGGGTTGAGGCTGTTGATAAGTTCGTGGCCCCTGTGTTGTGGGATGCGTATATGAGATCGGCTTTTGAGTCGCTTCCTGATGGCGCTGAGAGTGTCCCCCCGTGGGTTTTTCGGTCTGCTGAAAGGTCGTGGCGGGCGCAGGTGAACCGGGTCCGGCATCTTGGCATCACTGTCGGTAACCGAGTTGCTGTTCTTGCCGACATGGGGTCAGGCGAGTCTCGGGGGTGGATGCTTGATCGACTTGGTCTAGTCGCTGCGGCGGGGCCGTTGTCTGAAGGTATCGAAGATGGAGTGGTGTTGACTGAGGGCGACGCTGCGGATCAGGGCGGGTTGTCTGCCGGGGCTGAGTTGCAACAGGGATTCAAGACTTGGGTCGCTGCGGGAGTTAACACCCGCCCATCACATGCTGAGGCTGATGGGCAGACTGTCGGGTTTGATGAGATGTTTGACGTTGGTGGCGAGGAGTGTGAGTTTCCAGGCGACCCGGCGTTGTCGGATGCTGAGGCGATCAACTGTCAGTGCGAAACCGACTATTCAATGGATGAATCGCAGATTGAGATTCCTGAAGAATGGACGCTTTACAATTACTTGGATATTGAGCCACTTGATCCCGATAAGGTTTACACAGGATCGGAGTATGTTGATTGGGCGGGACGCGTCGGTTTGGATATTCCTGCTGATGTGATCGTTGAGGGTTATGATTCGATCCTTGCGCACATTCATTCAGAGCTGAATCGGGATGCGATAGAAGCAGCCCGGAGTTTTATTGCCGATCAAGTTGCTGCTCGTGCTGCTGCGAAGGTTGTTGTTGAACAGGTGACGGGCGAGTTGCGGTCGTTGAATGAGATTGTTGATAGACAGTTACGCAAACCGTTTAGCTTTAAGAATTTCCGGCGAACGCGACTTCGACCTAATGAAACAGAAGTATTGAACATAGGTAGGGCGACTAGTAAAGCTGGCAGGGTTCAGGCTGCGATAGACGAAGGCATTTCGTCTATCGAAAATGTTCATGGTGTTCCTGCTGATGCTCGCCCTTTGACGTTTCATACTTCGTCTGCGTCTGCTGAAGGTTCATGGAACGCAGGCAGAATCAACACTGAAATGACACAATTTATTTCTGTTTCTGATGGCACAAGCAATCTCAACACTGTGGTCCATGAGGTTGGGCATTACTTAGACTTCGAGGATTTTGGTACTCCGCCAGGGACTTTTGGTACGGGGACAGTTTCGTTTGCGTCAAAAGCTGAAGGCGGTTTGTTATCTATTGGCAATATGAGTCCTGCTATGCAGGGTTCGATGGAAGCGTTATATGCAACACCTGAGATGCAAGCAATGGTCGCTATCTATGAGCAGTCAAACGTCTTAGGTTCAGAAATTGTTTTTAATGGGACTACCTATTCGGGAGCGCGACTCAATCCGACTTTCAGGTACATGTGTGATCCGAAAGAAGTTTGGGCGAGGGCCTACGCGCAGTTCATTGCGGTTGAGAGCGGGAGTCCTGCGATGCTTGCGGAGCTTGGCACGATGCAGGGTGTGTCGGGCGAGTTGGTGACGTATGTGTGGTCTGATGCTTCTTTTGCTCCGGTGCGTGAAGCGATGCGGGAGACTTTGCGTCTAGCGGGTGTGGCATAGTTTTGTTATGCCTGATATTCCACCGATGCCACCAATCGACGTTGTGAACTTCGCTGATCTAACTCCTTCTGAGCAAGAGGCTGCGTTAGACCGGTTGTTCGGTACTTCTGGTGTCGCTGAGTTTGCTCGTGCCGTGTTCCTTGGTGAGTCTGATGGTGATGTTGTTGTTGCCAAGGATTAGGATTGGCTGAGAATTTAAGAAGCCCCCTCCGGCCTAGAGGGGGCTTCTTGGTTTTTGTCCTCGGGGACCGCCGGTCACTTTGTTGCTGTGAGTTGGGGCTGCGTTCCTCCGGTACAAGTTCTACTGTAGCAGGTTAAACTACAATGTCAAGTCAATATCAAACATTTCTTAAGATTTCTTTTTGACCCTGAAATCGCACAAACCATTAGCTATGAAGAAACCCATCCGCAACTTGAGTTTGTTCATAGTAAGGTCAAGGCACACGCAACTAGCGCACCCGCCGTGTTACTCTCGGAGTCCATATGAGCTTCCAAGTCGTACCTGATAGCCCGTACTGCCCGCTCCCAACAGGAGGGTTCGCAGTCGCCGTAGTCTCCGCTGCCGACAACGGCACGATCATCCACGACTCGTGCCACCTGACTGTTGCTGAAGCAGAAGCATGGATCGGTCAGATGGATAATCCCGATGTTGACTTGACTGCCGAGGCGTTACCGCCCGAGGTTCCAGAAGTCGCGACGAACAGCACTACCCCGACAGGGTTTGTAAACCGGGAAGCGATGCTCACCGCAATGCTTGCCGGGGCAATGTCAGAGTTACAAGAATCGGTTACCGCTCCCGTGGTCGCCGCTGAGATGGAGGTTGAAGCAGTGAGCGAAACAGTGCAATCGGAATCGTTTGAGATCGTTGAGGGTGAGCTTCCACTAGATACTCAAGCGCTCACACCTGTTGAGGTTGAAGTTCCCGAAGCTCCTGTTGAGGATGCACCGGATTTGTCAGCCTTGTCGGACGACGACTTGATGGCCGAGCTTGCACGACGCTGGGCCGAAGCGACGGTTGCTGGTCTTTCTCCTGATGATGCTATTGAGGAACCGATGGTTGTTGCTGCTGCTGAGGATGCTGAGGTGTTTGATAACCCGGTGATTGAAGTTGAGCTTGAGGTGACACAGATCGAAGCTGAAGTTGAATCTGATGCGATGGGCGAATGTCATCACGAGGAAGGTGAGGATTGTGATTGCCCGATTGTTGTGACGCTTCCTGCCGGATCTTCTATTGTTGTTGAAGCAGAGGTTCAAGAAGAAGACAGTTATGAAGATGGCTATGGCGGCGAGGCGATGATGACTGCTGAAGCGGCGCTTGCTGAGGAACCTGAGATGGTTCAAGCACCTGTCACGCTTTACGATTGGGAAGGCGTGTTGATCGTTGAGGGGATCGCTTCAGGCGATGGCCGCAAGATCGCTGAAAACGCTTTGACTTGGCGTGAGCTTCCACTACCGCTGATGCTTCAGACTGCTAATGCTTCAGGCCATGACGGTGCTGTGATCGCCGGGTCGATCCATGAGATTGAGCGCCAGGGTCAAAACATTGTGGGTCGTGGGTTCTTCGACTCCGGGTCGGCTGGCGTTGAAGCACACCGACTTCTCAAAGAGGGAACGATGCGTGGTGTGTCTGCTGATATCGACTCGGTGATGGTTGAGTTCCTCACTGTTGAGGGCGCGTCTGTGGATGCTGAGGAGATGTTGTTTGGTGATGTGGATGCCCTTGAGGTGCTTGTCGCTGGACGGCTGATGGGTGCGACTCTTACACCGTTCCCTGCTTTCCAAGAAGCTTTCGTTACGGTCTTGACCGGTGATGAGGTGGAAACTTTGGTTGCTGCCGGGTCGAAAGCCGAAGGCGACGTATGGTGTGTCCCGTCACCGTTGGGTGCTTGGCTGCCGGGTGAGGGTAACGCTGAAGAAGGATTAGCCGCTCTAGTTGCTTCTGCTGCTGCGTCGGTTGAGGTTCCGACTAACCCGCCGATGGAATGGTTCCTCCCCGGTAATATGACGGGCATTGAGCCGTTCACGGTTCACGCTGACGGGCGCTGCTATGGGCTTGTCGCTGCGTGGGGTTCATGCCATATCGGTTTCGCTGATCGTTGCGTACCGGTTCCGAAGTCCGGTTGCGCTTACAAGCATTTCCGTAACAAGAATGTTTTGACTGCTGAAGGCACCCTTGTTGCAACCGGGCCTATTTACATGGACACGGTTCACCCTAACTTGCGGTTGGTTGCTTCTGATTCGCAAGCGTTCTATGCGGACACGGGTTGCGGTGTAGCTGACGTTGCACTGTATGAGAACGAGTTTGGGATTGTCGCTGCCGGTGCGTTGCGACCTGGCTTGTCTGCGGAACAAGTTCGTAAGTTCCGTGGTTCAGATGTTTCTCCTGATTGGCGGCAGTTTT